GACAAATGGAATGTATAAGAGGGGGTAGAGGGGCCAGTGGGGTGCCCTGCGTTATTATACATGACCAATGACAGAGGGGGGTATTTTAAGTCTGTTAACCACTTTGGTAACCTACAAGGGGCTGAAGCCCTATATGTATACGTTGTGTTAACCCAATCAACTCCAAGGAGAGCACCTTCCTCACTAGAGGCGTCCACTAGAGACATTCGTTAGAGACAGGAGATTGTCCCGCTAAAAGGGCCTTTCGTGGGAGATCTTCCCTATTTTCACCTACCTTGTCGCTTTTAGCTTGACACCTAAACACACTTATGGTATAATATACTTATAGTATTTCTTAAAGAACACTAAAACTCCTTCACCTAATAAGATATAACTTAGAAGATGAAGAACATAAGTGAAGAACATAAGAGATACTTTAAGTATACTTTAAGTATGCTTAAGGGGTTGACCTCGCGGCTACATGTCCAACCCAAGTCATACTTTAAGTATGTACTTAGCTCCTTTGTCGCACCTATTCAATAAAATTGAAGAAGAAGAAGGACCCTTAGCATAGCTAGGGTAGTATTTCTGCTTGACTTAGAGTACGCCTTGTGTTATAACTGAGGCAATGTAAGATCAGATACCCGTTAGAGGCATAGGCATTAGAATCATGAAGACCCCAGAGCAGGCACGTACACATGGACACGAGGATGATATCCTGGGGCGGTTCTTTAGTGCTCTCGCAGGGGATGACATAAAGGCTCTGCAGACTATGCACATACCTCGTAGTGAGGTCTTCTACGTCAGACAGAAATACTTCCAGGACACAGGTGAGTGGGTAACCTTAGACCGCATGGAGCGTTCCATGTATCTTGAAGGACTCCTAGATGCCAGAGATGTCCACCAACCGAATACTAAAAGAGACTGGGAAGACTAATGGGCTATAGCTTAGGTAGCAGAAGCAAGAAGAGATTGGAAGGGGTTCACCCCGATCTAGTCCGTGTTGTTGAAAGAGCTATCGAACTCACAGAGGTAGACTTCACTGTCCTAGAGGGTATGCGTACCGTAGCACGACAGAAGAAGCTCGTAGCTAAGGGTGCCTCCACAACAATGAACTCACGTCACCTCACAGGTCATGCTGTTGATATTGGTGCCTGGGTAGGTGGTACAGTTCGTTGGGACTGGCCACTGTATTACAAACTAGCTGATGCTATGAAGCAAGCAGCCGGTGAACTAAAGATAGATATGGATTGGGGTGGTGATTGGAAGTCCTTTCCAGATGGACCTCACTTTGAACTACGTTGGGCTGCATACCCAGCATAATATCTGAAAGAGAGAGGGACCTTTATGTCAGAAGAACAAGTGGCTGAGAGGTTACGTAATCTAGAACTAGACAATGCTGTTTTACACGAGCAAGTAAAGAATATGGAGACTAAGATCAACAGCCTCTCTAGCGGTGTTAGCCGTGGGTTATGGGTTCTTGGTGGTGGTTTCATTGCATCTTTTGTAACCTGGGTAGTGAATGGTGGCCTGGTCAGATAATGAAGAAAGTACGTTGGAAGGAGATGGTAACAGGGGTGGTACTAGGTACTGTCTTCATGTCACCGTGGTCCTCCCTCTTTGAAGTCAGACCTTACACTGATGTTCAATTGGTCTCAGTAGCTAAGACAGACACAGCAGTTACCATAACAGCTAACTTCCGTAAAACTGATTGCTCCTTTCAACGCTTAGAGGTTTTTGGGTATGATCTAGGTCAGACTTACGCCCTGGATTGGGAGAATGTTGTAGTAAGGGACGAGGTAGATCGTGGGTTTAGCTACGATAGGGTAGAAGGGGGTCACACCCTCCGTATCAAGGTCAAGCTACCCGACACAAGCTACGATAAGATTGAAATAAGAACAAGACATCTATGTGATGGGGCTAAGATTGACAAGGTTTTCGTTACAGTAGATTCAAAGGATCTAATATGATACAGGTACTCCTCCCTATCCTAGCGCCTATCCTAGGTGACGTTCTGAAGAAGATAATACCTGATTCAGACAAACGTGCTGAGATTGAACGTGAGACTAAGTTAGCTCTCTTGGAGCACACAGACTCCTTGGAGAAGGTACGTGGGGAGATTATCCTTGCCGAAGCTAAGTCAAGCAACTGGATCACATCAGCTTGGCGTCCCCTCCTGATGTTAGTGGCTATTGCTATCATCGCTATGAACTACCTTGTGTTCCCTATCATCGCCATTGGGTACCCGAGTATTATGGACAACCTCCTCGAGCTGCCTGATCAGCTCTGGAACCTTCTAACACTTGGTGTTGGTGGTTACATTGTAGGACGTAGTGGCGAGAAGATGATAGATAACTTTAAGAAAGGTGATAAGTAATGGGCTGTTGGGTTAATAAGAAAGAACCGTGTGGTTGTTGTTTTGGGTGCTGGAACATGGACCCCGCTTCCATTTCAACTAAGTTTAAACTACTCAACGGTACTGTTATCACTTCCATCTCTTTGTTTGAGGACTGAGAGAAATGGCAGATAAGAAAAGAGACTACAAGAGGGAACGTGAGCTCCAGCTTAAGTCTTCTAAGTCTAACCTAGCGGCTAACGCCTCTCGTAAAGCGGCCCGCCGTAAGCTGGAGAAAACAGGGGCTGTCTCTAAAGGAGACGGTAAGGACGTGGACCATAAGAACCGCAACCCCCTTGACAACTCCACTAAGAACCTGAAGGCCAAACCTAAGTCAGCCAACCGTAGCTTCTCCCGTAAGGCAAATGCTAAGAAGTATGGTAAGAATATAGGGGCCTCTAACCCACCCTCACAAAGGAAGTACAAGAAATAATGATGTTTAAGGAACATGAGAAAGAGCTTAACAAGAAGGGTTACTTCTTTACAGCTGATCAGATCGTAAATAAACGTGGTGACGTTCTAGCAAGTATGAACCCCTATGGTGAGTTTGACTGCAAGGACGATGACCTGATGGTCGCCATCTGTGACTGTGAACTCTCTGCAGCTGAGAGTGTTAAAGTGGTTGAGAAGAAACCAGCTAAGAAGAAGAAACGTGCACGTGATGAGGATGGCCACTTTAAGGCTGATGATCCAACAACTCCTGACGTCAACGAAGCCTGGGAAGAGTAAGGTATGTCCAACCCCTCCTATACTACTTTCTTTGAAGGTAAGTCTGTAACGAGTACTACAGCTGACGCAGGGGCTGACGTAGTCTTCGTCGCACCCTTGAACCACGATGCAGAGATCACCTTCTTGAGTTGTACGAATGGCGGGACGACTGACACTGTCAATGTGATGGTCTATCACTTCGATGATGACACCTACTACTACCTTCTTAGACAACACTCTATCGCAGGTAACGATACATACCTGCTTGCGGAGAAGTCATCAATCTACCTCCACGCAGGGGATAAGTTAGTAGTATTCAAGAACGGGGGTACCTTTGACGTCAGTGTCTCTGGTAAACTCTTCTACAACCCAGTTAGGAGCCTATAGTGTCTAAACGTGAATTAACAGAAAAGCAGGAATTGTTCCTGTCTGTACTCTTTGAGGAAGCAGAGGGTGACCCCCTTAAGGCTAAGAAGTTAGCTGGTTACTCTGATAACGTGCCGACCTCTACTGTAACAGCAGCGCTGGCCGATGAGATTTACGAACTAACTCGTAAGTTCATTGCACAGAGCTCAACTAAAGCTGCCTATACCATGTTCAAAGTCATGGGAGACACGGATATGTTGGGTGCTAAGGAAAAGATGAATGCAGCCAAGGACCTTATGGACCGTGCTGGGTTTACTAAGACGGAAAAGGTAGAGGTCTCCAGCAGGGAGCCAGTCTTTATTCTACCTTCAAAGAAGGAGCAAGACTAATGGCTGTTAAGAAGGACCCACGTTTGGAACGTGCAGGTGTATCCGGTTACAACAAACCTAAACGTACACCTAACCACCCCAAGAAGTCCCATGTTGTAGTCGCTAAAGAGGGTGACAAGATTAAGACTATCCGCTTTGGTGAGCAGGGTGCTAAGACAGCAGGTAAGCCTAAAGCTGGTGAGTCTGCTGCTATGAAGAAGAAACGTGCAAGCTTTAAGGCTCGGCACGGTAAGAACATCAGCAAGGGCAAGATGAGTGCGGCTTACTGGAGCTCACGTGAGAAATGGTAGTAAAAACAAAACGTTACACTAAGGATTGCCCTGACTGTGGTACAGAGCAGAGCTATGGTCGTAAAGATCACTACAATTCTGCTGTGAGAAATAACTGGAAGTGTAAGTCTTGCTCCAACAGCTCTAATAACTTTGCAGGCAAAGTAGGGCCTATGCCTGTCACTTGGTTTAACACTAAGATGCGTGGCGGTATGGGCAGAGGGTACCAATGGGATATAACACCTGAATATATTATCTCTATGTATGAACAGCAGGGTGGTCTTTGTGCCCTTACGGGGTGGCCTATAGGTTGGTCAGAAAAGGGTTTAACGGCTACTGTGTCTATAGACCGAATAGATTCCGAAGAGGGCTACATTCAGGGTAACGTGCAACTGCTGCACAAAGACGTTAACATGGCTAAACAACAGTACTCCCAAGACTACTTTATTGCCATGTGTAGAGCTGTCGCTGACAAGGCTAAATGGTAATAACAACAATAATAATAACTTGACAAACTAATGTGTGTGTGATATAAGATGGCTAGAAAACAAGCACCTTCCTTCAAGGCCAAAGTTAAGGGCCAATCATGGAAGGTTCCTAAAAAGGGATTAGACGGGGAGTGGTACCCTATCGTACGTGTTGGAAGACATGTACCTTTTGGATACGAACAAGACCCCGAGGACCCTAACCTCCTCCAACCCATCCCCAGTGAGCTAGAGATGCTCGAGCAGGCCAAGAAGTACTTAGCGGAGTACAGTCTCCGTATGGTAGCTAGGTGGCTCTCTGAGAACTCAGGCCGCTATATCTCACATGTAGGATTACATAAACGTGTCTCAATCGAAGAACAAAGGCGTAACAAAGCCAACTCCTATCGAAGCTATGAAAGACGTGCGAAAGAAGCCGCAGAAACGGCACGTAAGCTCGAAGAAGAAAGAATCGGTGGCTCGGGAACCAGAAGCCTTAGAGACAACACAGAAGGAGGAGGAGACTCCTCTGACGGTTCCAGCGAAAGCTAAACCAGCTGACATAGATATTCAAGCGGCCCAGGATATTATCTTTGCCCCTAACGAGGGTCCTCAGACAGACTTTCTCGCAGCCAGTGAACAAGAAGTTCTTTATGGGGGTGCAGCCGGTGGTGGTAAGTCCTACGCAATGGTTGCTGACCCTGTACGTTACTTTAATAACCCTCAGTCCCGTGGTCTCCTCGTTCGTCGATCAACGGAGGAACTACGTGAACTCATCTCAGTATCTAAGCAACTCTACCCACGGGCTATCCCTGGTATCAAGTTTATGGAGCGAGATAAGACATGGGTGGCACCTAGTGGAGCTACCCTCTGGATGTCATACCTAGACCGCGATGATGACGTTATGCGTTACCAAGGTCAGGCTTTTAACTGGATCGGCCTCGATGAACTTACACAGTGGCCTTCTCCTTTCGCCTGGAACTACATGCGCTCCCGTCTACGTACGACCAGTGCCTCAGGTCTACCCCTGTATATGAGAGCAACAACCAACCCTGGTGGTCCAGGGCACTTCTGGGTTAAGAAGATGTTCATCGACCCAGCACCAGCTAACACTAGCTTCCATGCTACAGATGAACACGGTGAAGTAATCGCATGGCCTAAGGGTCACTCAAGGGAGGGTCAGCCTCTCTTTAAACGTAGGTTCATCCCAGCTAACCTGTTTAACAACCCGTACCTATCAGAAGATGGTATGTATGAAGCTAACCTTCTTTCAATGCCTGAACATCAACGGCGTCAACTCCTCGACGGTGATTGGAGTATCTCCGAAGGTTCAGCTTTCTCTGAGTTCAGTACTTTAAAACACGTAGTAGAGCCTTACGAGATACCAAATAGTTGGCCTAAGTTCAGAGCCTGTGACTACGGTTATGGTTCAATGACAGCGGTTCTTTGGTTCGCTGTAACACCTTCTGAGCAGATCGTTATCTATCGGGAGCTTTACTGCAGCAAGGTAACAGCTGTAGACCTGGCAGAGATGATCCTAGAAGCTGAGGCAGGTGATAAGATACGCTACGGCGTCCTTGATAGCTCCCTCTGGCATAACAGAGGGGATACAGGCCCCTCACTAGCTGAGCAGATGATCATGAAAGGGTGTCGCTGGAGACCATCAGATCGTTCAAAAGGCTCCCGTATCGCAGGTAAGAACGAGATACACCGCAGGCTGCAAGTAGACGAGTTTACAGAAGAACCCAGACTAGTATTCTTCAACACCTGCCGTAACATCATCTCCGAACTCCCATCTCTTCCTCTTGATAAGAATAATCCAGAAGATGTAGATACAAAGAGCCCTATTGACCACGGTTACGATGCTCTGAGGTACGGCCTAATGACAAGACCTCGCAGTAGTCTCTTTGACTACGACCCTAACGCACAAAGATCAGGCTTTCAGGCCTCCGACCCAAAGTTTGGGTATTAAGACTCACAAGGAAAAGACATGGATAACTTCGAAACAGACGCCACTGAGATTGAACACAACATGGAAGAGTCTGATTCTTCTTTTGTGAAGGACATTAAAGAGGGTGACTATACTGATGAGCCTGTAGGCGCTGTTGTTTCTTTCGTGGAAGAACGGTTTAGCAAGGCTGAGACAGCCCGTTACACCGATGAACAACGTTGGGTACGTTCTTACCGTAACTACCGTGGCCTCTACGGCCCAGATGTACAGTTTACATCGACTGAAAAGTCCCGTATCTTCGTTAAAGTCACCAAAACAAAGGTTCTGGCAGCCTATGGTCAGCTTGTAGAGGTACTTTTCGGTAATAATAAGTTCCCAATCTCCGTAGACCCAACTTCTTTACCTGAAGGTATCGTAGAATCAGCTCATTTTGAGTCAAATGACGATATGAAGAAGGCTAAAGGGCCACAGTTGTCACCAGAAGACACCAAACTACGCCCAGGTGAGACGGTTGTAGACCTTAAAGAGCGTCTTGGGGCTATGAAGGCTAAACTAGAGCCGGTTATGGATACGTTGAAGGAAGGTCCTGGTACAACAGCGACTGAAATTACTGTATACCCAGCTATGATAGCTGCTAAGAAGATGGAAAAGAAGATCCATGACCAGTTGGAGGAGTCTAATGCCTCTAAGAAGCTCCGTACAGCAGCCTTTGAGTGTGCTTTGTTTGGTACCGGTATCATGAAGGGTCCTTTTGCAGTAGACAAGGAGTACCCACACTGGGATGAAGAGGGTAATTACAAACCCCGCATTAAGACAATGCCTGCGTGTGACTCTGTATCTATCTGGAACTTCTACCCAGACCCAGATGCTAACAATATGGATGAAGCAGAGTACGCTATCGAACGTCACAAGATGTCTCGGTCACAGATGCGAGCTCTGAAGAAACGTCCGTTCTTCCGTAGCAACTCCATCGATCTTGCCCTTGAGTATGGCGAGTCCTACACTAAAGAGTGGTGGGAGCAGGTGATGGAAGACGATAACCAAGAGACTCGTAGTGAACGTTTCCAAGTTCTTGAGTTCTGGGGTTATGTCGACCGTGAAGTACTGGAAGAGCATAACGTAGATATCCCTCGTGAACTACGTAAGGCTGAGCAGCTGAACGTGAACATCTGGGTATGTAACGGTCAAGTACTCCGTCTGGTTATGAACCCATTTAACCCACAGATCATCCCTTACTACGCAGTACCGTACGAAGTAAACCCTTACTCCTTCTTCGGTGTAGGTCTTGCTGAGAACATGGACGACACACAGACGTTGATGAACGGCTTCATGCGTATGGCTGTAGATAACGCTGCGTTGTCAGGCAACCTTCTTATCGAAGTTGATGAGACTAACCTAGTGCCTGG